CTGGTGCCTACCCACACTGCCGCTTCGCCCCGGCTGTCAAGGATGATTGGGTTGGTGTTAGTAGAAACCCCCGCCGCATCAATGTAGGTTGCCAGCGGTGTGGTGGTGCCTGCGGCGTAGGAGTAGAGTTTTCCACCCACCAATGGGATGCCGCCAGCGGTGAAGAACTGCAACTTTGGAGCGGGGGAAAGAATTGTGCTCATGTTATACCTGTTGTACGGTCAAAATCATAGATGGTGCTTGCGGGTGTGATGCGGACGCTGGATACGTCAAAATTTGAGTTGTACCGTTGTCGGTAATCCAATACAACTCAAAATAATCGTTGGCAGCGGCTTGCAGAATATAGTTCCACCCAATAACGGTGTGGCCGTTGATTGCGCCGTGTTTTGGTGGCGTTCCAACAATGCCCGAAGAATTGGCTAAATTGACGCCGTTCTGTCGAATCCAGATAGTTACGTCATCAATTGTGGCAGAAGGATTTGATATTTCTGCGCTGAATTGGAGGTTGTAGATGCCTGCTCTGGTTACAACAATCCTAGATGTTGGCGACCCAATAGCTACGTTATACGATAGGTCTGTTGAGTTGAACGTGATTGCGGTAGCTGTAAGGGCGACGGCAGACTGGGTGGTGGTGTCGTAAAACGCGCCGTAAGCCTTGTCTGATGCAATCGTGATTGAAGCGGCGCCGTTGGTGATCGCGATCCCGCTGCCTGCGGTGAGCGTTGCCTTGCCCAACGTATTGCCTGTGGTGTTGCCAATCAGCAGTTGCCCGTTAGTGTAACTGCTTTGTCCTGTGCCGCCAGAAACAACATTAAGCAGCCCCGACAAGGTAACAGCGCCAATCGTTGCGGTAGCAGGCGTCAGGCCAGTAGCGCCGCCAGAAAACGACAAGACGCCCGTATTGGCAAGGGAGATAGTGCCTGCGCCGTTGGTGACTGAGATACCCGCGCCGTGGCCCAGCGTGTTGAGCGCGTAGCCGGTGCCATTGCCGATCAGCAACTGCCCCGCAGTAGGGATTGTCCCTACGCCTGTGCCGCCGTTAGCGACCGCAACAATGCCGGTGCCGCTACCTGTAATTGAGTACAGGTTGGTAAACCACATGAACCACTCACGCGACACCATAGGGTCTTGATTCCCTACTAACGGAACGCGAGGCGCGGGGATTTGGGATATGTTAAGCATTGGTCGGTGACAGGATTAGTTCCGCACCCATGACGGAAATTTTCACCGGGTCAGTGCCCGACACTTCGTACACCCGGTCGCGCAGCTTGAGCGTCATGCCCAAGCGGCGCCAAATAGTGCGGTAGCCGTACTGGCCGATAGCGCCCATCTCGCGCCAATGCTCGTTCGACCAAGTATGACCGCCATCGTCCGACCAGCGCAGCATAGCTTGCGGGTTAGCCCCTTGAACTGTAAGCGGTGTAGCAAGAATTTCTAGGCCAGACTCTGTTAGTAGGTCAAGACCAGACTCCGCAAGCAAAGGCACCAGCGGCGTAAATGTTGGATTACCGTTCAAGCCAACGCCAGTTTCAGCGTCGAGTTGCAGCGAGTGGTGGGCCGTGCGCTTGAGGTTGTTTGCGCCGGTAGGCAACGCCCGCCATGACCGTAGCCACTTCTGGACGCCGCCATTGTCGGCGTAGACATCCAGATTGAACTTGTAGATGTTGCCGTTTTCAAAGTCACCGACGATGGTGTTGCCGCCAAAGTTGCACTGGCAGTTCGACCTGTGCCGGGTGAATTGGCCTTGCTCAATACCGGCGCGTTCGTGCCAGGCTTGGGTCGCTACGTCATAGACCCATGTTGCATTGGCGCTTGGAAACGTGAGAACGTAGAAGGCGTGGCCTTCCTGCTGGTACGTGTAAGCCAGCGCGTTGGACAAGTTGCCGTACTGCGCGATGGCGTACTCAATAGCATGAGTAGAAACCCGTATTCCGGCGTAGCCGTTTGCCTTGTAGACAATGCCCTGGCCCCGTGCGTCGGTGCCAAGCCAGAACAACGTGTTGTCGAGTTTGGCGACCGAATATGCGGCCACACAGCCAATTTCGTTGAACGCGCCTTGGATGGGTGACAACGGGAAGTTGGCAAGCCCGGCGTTGTACCAGACCTCAGTTGAGTCCGTACCAAACACCCACAGTTGCCGGTGGTCGCAATTGATCGCCACTACGCCGTCAGGCGAACCGTCAGCGCTGGAGAAGAACAACGGATCGAATACCAGCGGGTAGATGTACTCACCGGACGCCGGGTTGACCGTATCGACCGACCACAAGCGCTGGCTGTTTGGCTCGTTGAAGATAAACTGCGTGTCCAAGTAGCCGACCGTGACAGCGCCAGGGAAGTTCTCGTCAGTAATCTGGTTAAACTCGCCGGTTGGCTCGTAGTACGTGTAGCTTGGCCCGTTACAGGCAAAGAACAGCACCGCGCCGTTGTCGGCAATGGACACTGGCCCTGTGCCTGACACATCGCCAATCTTGACTGGTGTAGCTGTCAGGCCGGTCAGTTGATAGACCTCCGCGCCAGATACGACATAGAAGTCAGTGCCGTTGGTCTGGTGCGACCACAGCGCCCGGATAGGCCCAGTCCCTACGGTCTGAAGGAACTCTAGCCCTGGTGTGCGGTTCAGAAAGCCCGCAGTCTTGCCGCCATCCGTTGTGGCCTCTGGAAACATGTTGACCATGCGGTTGTCCGCAGCGTTGATGCTGCGGGCAACGTAGCTGCTGCCCAATATAGGCGTATTCATGCTATGCTACCCCTATGTTGAACATATGTCGAAAGGTTAGCGCCATGAAAATAACGCCCGAACACGTTCGAGATGTGCTTGATTATGACCTTACAACGGGTATTTTTCACTGGCGTAAAAAAGTTGCCCAACGAGTACATGTGGGGGATTATGCGGGCAGCAAACACCATAGCGGATACTTGAGCATATTTACTCTTGGCAGAAGTCATAGAGCGCATCGCTTGGCGTGGATGCATTACTACGGGGAACAACCGCCGAAATTTATTGACCACATAAACGGCAAACGATCTGACAACAGAATTGCAAATCTTCGGGAGGCTACCGCAGCAACGAATGCTGAAAATAGGCGCAGCAGCCAAAAGGGTTCTGCGTCTGGGTTGCTTGGTGTCGCCCGAAACGGAAACAACTGGCAAGCGTACATCTGCGTTCAAGGAAAGCCGGTCTACCTCGGGACGTTTAAAACACCCGAAGAGGCGCATCAAGTCTACCTTGAAGCAAAGCGTAAATATCATGCCGCCTGTACCATTTAGTAGTTAAAAATTTCCGGCGTACACGTTGAAGCGCTGCCTGTTAGCCACCAAAGCGTAAGGCATCGACATGATGTCGTCAGGGTTGTTGATCCGCTTCAGATCACGCTTGCTGGTCATGGCGATGCGCTGCACCTGTGGGCTAGGCTCAACGCCAAACTCAGGCGCTATCTCCATCGCCAAGTTGTACGCAAACGCCCGCATGTAGCCGGGCGGGAAGTACAACTCAGTTGCCAGCGCGACTGGCTCGTCAAGCACCTGCACCGACACGAAGTGCCATTCCAACGCCCGTGTAGGCTTTGGGTAGATCGTCATGGAGATGTTGGGAAACTCCATGTTAGTCCACATGACTTGAGGATAGGTCGAAGTCACCGTCTTGACAGCAATACCGTTGTACTGCTGCTGGTTGATAAACTTGATGCCGTAGGAGACGTTGGTGCCCGGATCGCGGTAGTACGTTGAGTCGTCCAGCAGCACGGGCCGCAGGCCGACAAAGTCACCCGTAGGGCCAAGGGTCCGGTTTATCTCGTCTACCGGCCAAGTAAACACCTGGTCGATGGTGTTGTAAGCCATTAGACGCTCGGTACTCCATGAGTCGAGCATCTGGTTCAACGCGATTAGCGCGTCTTGCGAGGTGGCAGCAGACGGCGTTTCACCTTCAGCGAGGATACCTAGCAGCCGAAGCGCCCTGTTGATCTGATCGCCCGCCGTGTAGGTCGCCATGCTTATACCTCTTCAGTTTCCGCTTTGCGGGTGTATTTTCGCTTGAGAGCGTTCACAGGAGGCTCTTCGACTTCTTCCAGATTGTAGCGCGTCCATCCGCTCTTTTCGTCGTAATCAGCCTCTGCCTCAACGCAAGCAACTTTGCAACCGTGGTCAGGGTGACGCAAGTAAATTACAGCCATGATTTAAAAACGGGGGTGATTAGCCCCCGGTACATTAGGCAGTGATGCCGATGTTTTTCAATGCCGTGCGGATGGCATTGATAGCGGTTGCCAGCTCAGTACCCGAAGCGGTATTGGTGACAGCCACGATAGCAGCAGCTTGAGCAA